TAGACAGATGGCATGTCTCAGTACCTGTGTTTCGTGAGTTAGGTGATGTTGTTTTAAGTACAGACAAATGTATTTGGCTCGCACATAATGCACAGTTTGATGTGAAGATGTTGACACAACACGGGATTACACCCGCACGACATCCTCATTGTACTCTATTACAAGCACAAGCACTTATAAGTCTCACACAAATTAGAAAAGGTTTGGCTTACAGATGTGCAGATGTCTTAGGTAAAGAACCTAGTAAGACACAACAAGCATCTGATTGGTCTAAAGATCCTCTTGATGATGAGCAAATTCGATATGCAGCGGGAGATGTGGTAGCCACATGGCAATTACATTTTGAGCAAATGAAACTCATACAACAAAGTAAGAGAATACCTAGTGAACAATGTGAATGGATCTATGATTTATTAAGGTCAAGTATTAGAGCCGTGAATGAAGTTATGGTTAATGGTATTGGCTTTGACAAACAATCACATACAGAGTTAGCCAATGATTTACAGACAAGAGATTTAGAGGGCAGACATAAAGCACTTGAAATGTTCAAGCAATATTCTAGTGAAGGTGCTCCTGTCGTAGACAATCCCGCTTCAACAATACAAGTAGCTAATTGGTTAAGGTTTCATTTAAATAAATATCCACCATACACCACAGACAATTGGGTCAAGACAGACACAGGTCAGTTGAAGTGTGGCAAGATTGATTTATTAGAAAACATATCTCAATTACCAACTGAGTATCACCCACCTTTATTAGCAGTTGCTGAGTGGGCAGATGCCAAAAAGAATAACTCTACTTTAGGCACAGACTTTAATAGGTTTATTAATCCAATGTCTGAAAGGATCCATGCAAACTTTAGAATAGGTGGCACGGAGACAGGTAGATTTAGTGTAACAGAACCTGCATTACAAACTATCAATGCAACTGAAGAGTTCAGACATCTATTTAAAAGTAAAGACCGCCATAGTCTGGTTGTCTGTGACTATGGTCAAATAGAAGTTCGTGTTCCTGCCGCTTTGTCAAATGATAAAGTTCTATTGGGAGCCATTGAAGACGGTCTAGATATTCACACACTAACCGCACGACATTGTTTCAAGGGAGATTATCCCGCTGATTGTAGTGATGATCACTTTAAAACAGGGTCGGGTAAGTGGATGAGACAAGCGGCTAAGGCTTGTATATTTGGACTTTTATTTGGTCAGGGACCGAGAGGCTTGTCACAAGTGCTGACAACCAATGGGCACCCAACCACATTACATGAGGCTAGTAGAATTCAGCATGAAGTTCTGGATCTTTACGTTGGACTAAAGGAGTGGATCACACAAACAAGAAAGCTATCAGACAACACAGGTTATTTATGGACACCCCAAGGCAGAGTGTATTCACCTTTGAGATCAAATCAATTGTTCACAAAGTCTATTAACACACCATGTCAAGGTGGAGCCGCAGAAATTATGTTGTTGTGTCTGAGTAGGTTTCCCAAAGTCTGGGGCAATATACCTGCAAAGTTAGTACACGTTGTACATGACGAACTAATTGCAGAAGTTCCAGATGAGTTTGCCACCCAAGCGAAAGACATAATGATCCAAACTATGATGTGGGCGGCTACTAAATTATTTGAAAACATACCTCAAACGGGACTTGTTGAAGGCGACATAGGCAAGACTTGGGGCGAGGCAAAATAAGATTGGAATAAGACTAATGAATGAGATGAAGAAGATGTATACCGACAACCAGAATATTTTTCGCAATAGCTTTGCTGAGAGTATATTTAATTTAAAGTACAAACATGAGGGTGCCGAGACATGGGAAGAATTGTCTAGCACATTAGTTGATGATGTCTGTGGTGGACTGTTACCAAAGTCTGACATCGATCAATTAAAATGGATGATAAGTACTATGAGATTTATCCCTGGGGGTAGATACTTATACTATGCAGGAAGAAAAGCTAAGTTCTTTAACAACTGTTATTTGTTAAGAGGCGAAGAAGATACACGAGAAGAGTGGGGTCATTTAGCTAACAGAGCAATGTCTTGTCTTTCTAGTGGTGGTGGTATTGGTATAGATTATTCTAAGTTTCGTGGTAAAGGTTCGCTATTATCAAGAACAGGTGGCGAAGCTAGTGGTCCTATAAGTCTTATGTTAGCCGTCAATGAAATAGGTAGACAAGTTATGCAAGGTGGTAGCAGACGTTCTGCTATTTATGCCTCATTGAATTGGCAACATTCTGATGCTGAAGCATTCTTACACTCAAAGGATTGGAAGAGTATGCCTGTCGCAGGAACTGATAAGACAATGGCAGACATGAAAGAAGCAGACTTTAACTTTGCTTGTCCGCTAGACATGACAAACATCTCTCTCAATTGGGACACCAAGTTTATTGAAGACTATTGGAAGACAGGAGAGCTACCAGAACTTTGGTACAAAAATACTAGACAGGCATTGTCTTCAGCAGAACCTGGATTTTCATTTAACTTCTTTGAGAACGAGAATGAGACACTAAGGAATGCATGTACTGAAGTAACATCTGAAGATGATAGTGATGTCTGTAATCTTGGATCACTTAACATGTCTAGGATAGAAGACATAAAAGACTTTGCACAATGTACAGAACTAGCAACTAAGTTCCTTGTCTGTGGAACAATGAAAGCTGAGTTACCTTTTGATAAAGTTTATAAAGTTCGTGAGAAGAATAGAAGACTTGGTCTTGGTTTAATGGGTATGCATGAATGGTTACTACAAAGAAAGCAACCATACAAAGTCACAGAAGAGATGCATCGTTGGTTATACATTTATAAATCTGTTTCAGATAAAGTGGCTAAAGAAAGTGCTGATGCATTAGGTGTAAGTAGACCTGTCAAGGTAAGAGCGATTGCACCAACAGGTTCAATTGGAATCTTAGCCGCCACTACTACAGGTGTTGAGCCATTATTTGCCGTTGCATATAAGAGAAGATATCTGAAAGACGGAAAGAAATGGATGTATCAGATGGTTGTGGATAGTGCGGCACAAGAAGTGATTGATCGTTATGGTACAGACCCAGACACAATTGAGAGTGCTCTTGATCTGTCTAGTGATTATGAAAGAAGAATGCAGTTTCAAGCAGATGTACAAGACTACGTTGATATGTCTATATCTAGTACTATCAATCTACCTGCTTGGGGATCTGAGTTAAATAACGAAGACACAGTCAGACCTTTTGCTCAGACATTAGCAAAGTATGCTCATCGTCTCAGAGGTTTCACTTGTTATCCTGACGGAAGTAGAGGTGGTCAACCTTTGGTTTCTGTTCCTTACAAAGAAGCTCGTAAAAATTTAGGAGAAGAATTTGAAGAGGCACTAGAGACACACGACATATGCGATATATCTGGTCATGGAGGATCATGCGGTGTCTGATGAAGAATATGGAGATCAAGCAGAGTTTCCTTTTGAAAGTCATCACAACTACATGGTGCGAAGACTAAAGGAAGAAGAAACTAAAACTGAAATGGTAGATCATCCCCCTCATTACAAAGAGGGGGAGATTGAATGCATAGATTATCTGGAAGATAGTTTAGGTAAAGAGGGATTTGCTTTTTATATAGAGGGAAATATTAAGAAGTATATTCATAGATGGAGACACAAAGGTGGTCTACAAGATTTAAAAAAGGCACAATGGTACCTAGATAGATTGATTAGCAGAGAAGAAATGTAATGATCTACTTCTTTCCTCTGCTGACTCTTATGTCATATCTTAACATGAAGTCTTCTAGTTCCCGTAATGTGGATACTCGTGGGTTCCATTTAGGTGTGTACATATCTGCAAAGGTTCCTGGTCCAAAGCTAGCGGCTTTAGCTAATCCGTGTGGTGTGAAACCTCTTGAGGTAACCCATCCACGGATCTTATGTAAGTATATATCTACTCCATATACCTGTTCATTTTCTTCTGCCATATTATTCCTCCAATTAATATATTTAAATCTTGCATTAATCACATATAAGAGATTATAATCATGTCGTCAAGTTTTTATACTGTTAAAAATGTAGCTAACAAATTGAACCTTGCAATTCCTACAGTTTACCTGTGGATTAATCAAGGAAAATTTGATGGTTGTGTTTACCGCTTTAATAAATCTTGGCGATTTAAGACTGACAGACTTAATCAATGGATAAAGAGAGGAGAACAAGAATGGGAAGTAACTATAGAAACGGACAATGGTATGCCGACTTTAGGATCAATGGTAAGAGATACCGACCTCCAATTAATGCAAGTTCTAAAAGGCAAGCTAATGAGAAGTCAATAATTGAACGAAAGAAAAAGATAACAGAACTTGCTAAGACACAGTCTGACATTCCTTTTTCTGAGGCAATGTTAAAGTTCCTTAATAACTACTGTGGTTTAACATACACTACTAATGGTGAACTTAAATTTCAAAGAAGAGCAATGAAAGAAAGTTCAGCTAAAAGATACCTTCAAAGTATCAAGATGGTTACCCCACACTTTCAAGGCAGAATGTTGAAAGATATAACCAGACAGGACATTGCAGCTTATGTTGAATGTCGAAGAGTAGGTACAAAAGATATTAAGCCTTGTAATGATCCCACTATTATAAGAGACCTAAGTATGCTTGGTAAAATGTATGAATATATAATAAAGAATAGTACATGGGATGGGCATAACATAGTCAGATCTTTTGATAGAAAGACACTACAAGAAAGTAAAGACAGGATAAGAAGTCTTGATGATTATGAGAAAAAGTCTGTGTTAGATACTGCAAAGAAAAGTAAGAACCCAGATCTATATCATCAAATTCAAATTGCCTTACTTACAGGTATGAGATGGAACGAGCAGTTCTCTTTATTAAGAACAGACTTTGAACGTACTAACTATGGACCTCAATTTGTATTGAGAGATACTGTAACGAAGAATGGTAAAATTAGGGTAGTGCCTTTGTGTGATGAAGCACTAGACATAGTAGAAATATTATTAAAAAAACCTGCTAGTTTTAGTGGTCATCTATTTTATAACCCAGACACAGGACATAGGGTAAATTCTAATCGCTCGTCTTGGGAAACATGTCTGAAAAATAGTGGTGTTACAGACTTTAGTTGGCACGATTTAAGACACACTTATGCCACGGATGAGATAAGAAAAGGTATGCCTATTTATACTTTATCTAAGTTGTTGGGACACTCAAATGTAACCATCACAGAGAAGTATGCTCATCTATTTACGGAAGACTTACATGAGGCAAAAAGAAAAGTTGCCACCAAAAGTGCCACACACAGTGGAGAATATGGTGTAAGTGCTTGATATGTATAGGTTTTCTTATATGTATCAGTGGTTTTTAAGTCCAGTGCGTCTACCATTCCGCCACGCTCGCAAAACCATATATCTGTTGTGTAGCCTAGGTTTTAGAGCATTGCAAGTTATTTCTAAATTATTTTTTTGGGCGATAATTTTATATATTTTCTATATTTTATATATTTTATATGAAAAAATGGACACCAAAACGGACACCAAATTTTACAACTATTTAAATCAAGAAACTATAACAAGGGAGAGAAACTAAAATGACTTACATGGAACTAATGGATAAGACTTTTGATTGGTGTGTGTGGTTCTTAATTGAATTAGCCAAGCCACTTGGTATGACTTATAACGAAATAAACATCTGGATATTCGTCATCATTGAACCGTTGATCTTTGTCTGTATGTTAGCTTATATAATTCACCTAAAGCGAAGGCTTTCGTAGAGATCCAAACCCAACTTGGTTATCATCAAAACTAGCAAGAGTATTGTCACTCATTACAGGTTTCGCCATTGGAAGAGGTGGCATTACTTTCTTGTTAGATGGGAAATTTATATTAATGGGAATAGCATTAGGAGAACCTTCTGGTATTCTCATCCCACCATACATCCTTGCCGCACCATATAAACTAGTACCTAAACCTTTATCGATTATATTAGATGGAGACAACCTAGACATTACATCACCAAATGTAGGTTGTTTATTCATCGGTCTGCCATACTCATCTTGTAAATTAAAATCATAAGTATCATTCACAGAGAAGCTACCATCAGGTAATACATCAACATTGAATTGACCTAGTATAGTTTTTAAAGCACCAACGTCTGAAAATTTGCTACCTGATCCACTAACAACATTCCCTTCTTTAAAGTAATTATTTAAATCCTTATATGTTACTGGATAATTCCCAGGTTCTTTATTAGAATAATTAGCCTGTAAGAATTCTAAAAGTTTAGCTTTGACACCCTCATTGAAGTCCTCATTAGTATACTGTTTTGTTTGCATACTCTCTGGTAAATAAGAGTTACCCATTGCATTTAAGTAAGTGGATAGTTGTCCAAAGTTTGCCATTATTTCTTTTTCCTTTTAGCAAATGTTTTTACGTTTGTGGGTTTACCGCCTACTCCTTGAGTCTTAGATCTTTTTCTTTTAACTGCACTTTTCTTTTGTGCCGTGGTCATTCTCTTGGCTTTGGCTAGGGGAACACACTTTGGATAAGCTCTACCATCTCCCTTTTTTCTACCACAAGGTTGGAACTTTCCATTCTTTTTAGGGGCACCAATGTCCACCCATTTTTCTTTAACCCATTTACGAAGACCACTCATTTTTTCTTAGCCTTCTTTTTTTTCTTGCCTCCGACTTTGATTCTGCCAGAGCAGACTCCTGCACCATACATATTTCCATACGCTGATGGATATACCTTGAACTTTCTCTTTGCCGCAGCCTTACCTTTCGCACATAACTTTGCCATTATTTTTTACCTTTCAACATTTTTGCTGCTTGACCAACACCCTTAATTCCGAACGATGCAGAGATTGCTATATATAAAAGGTATTGATACCAATCGGGTAGGGTGGCTAGTATCTGAAAACCTTCTCTTACATATTCTCTCATTCCTGGAATGAAGACTAAAATTGCGGGAGCTAGTAGGACACATAATGCGAACTCGTCTTTCCAAGAATCCACTGTAGCATCAGCCATCTTGCCTTCCCATTCGACTTGACCTGTTGCGACTTTCTCTGCAACAGAAGCACGAGCTCTTGCCTCTGCCACTTTAGCTTCTCCATCTGCTTTTGTTTTAGCAACTTTGTTTTCAAACCAAGTACCTGCTAAATTAGCTAAAGGACCTATTATCGCTGTGAGCATTTGCATTCCTTTCTTTTAAACTTGCTGTCTATCCAAACTTTTCCGTAGTAAAGAACAAACAACCAGACTGTAAATAGGGTGCCTTCTAAATAACTAAGTTCATGCCATGCATCTAATACTGTACTATCCATTATCTACCTACTTTCTTCATTGCTATCTTGTGGGCTTGGGTGAAAGTTTTACCTTGCAGCATTAACTTCTTCATCTCAGACATATGTCTAGGTGTATGATGTCTGGAATGTGTCTGCATAGTCTGCTCTTGTCTCTTTGTTAATTGTTTCTTCATGTTAATTTTCCTTCTGCTATACGAGTACATCTCCACTTAACTGCTCTGTAACCTCTAAGATATAGTGGAACTTCTGAAGCTATTTCTAATGCTCTATTTTTACAGGCATCTAAAGTTTGATATACAACTGGATACTGTATATTTTCTAATATCTGACAGTTGTTTGGGTTGCCTATGAGACAGGCGATGACTAGACATTTAAACATTCTATTTTGCTATGCTCCTCAAACTCTCCATCACTTTATCTATTGATGGTTCTTTATCGTTTAATCTTCTATATTGACAACGGAATTGCTTAGGACATCCCACTCTTATGTCTGCAAAATCTAAAGTAAATTTTCTGTTAGCACCCTCATAGATACAGGCTAATTTACCTTTATAGACTTTTTGTTTTTTCAATCGGCAGGTTGTTAGGACAGGGGGTTTTACAGTACCATTATTAATCTGTTGATTTCTGGTATAGTCTTTAGGTGCATTATACATTTTTCCTTTTGCATATGCCTTTACAGTTACAACTAATGCACCAAAGATTAAGCCAACGGCTATACATGAGTAACCAACCCATTTAAGTATTTCCATTATTTCTTCTTGTTGTTTTCTAGCTTGAATTCTTTGCTGACGTTGTGCTTCTTTAGCTTGATTAATTCTGTCTGCTCTTTCAGAAATAATCTGATCCCATGTAGTAGGTCCAAATCTCATATTAATCATGAACTTTAGCTCTTCACGGGACTCGTTTAACAAAGCTCTGTCAATAAAATCTGAAGCACTTGAATCAACTGAACCAAACTGTTCGGCTATAGACATGCCTCGACCAGACTTTTTATTCATTTCAGTCTCGCCTTGGAAAAACCCATCGATCTGTTTAGCTATGTCTTTAATATCGTTGCAAGTCCCAATGTTTTCCTTAATAAAGGAAACGCTTGCTTTAACTAAACTAATACCTGTGAGAATTTCTGCGACAACCATAACACTATCTCGATCTGGTTGCCGCTTGTTTTGTTCTGACAGATTTGATGTAACGTCTCCAACACCAGTTACCTATTTTTAAAATAACTTTAGCTATGTTAAACCAAACTGTACCCATGATTAGTAACCCTTTTTCTTTATAGGCTTCTTAATTTTTTTAGTGCCTTTCATCTTCATCATTTTAAGTCTCCGATTTTACAAAGTTAGGTGAGTTGTCTTCTGCCCCATGCCACCATTCAAGTACATTAAATGACGGACATTCTTTAGTTACATTAGGTAAATCTTTATGACCCATTGGTTGTGCCCATTCGTATTGAGCCATGAGATCCTCAACTACTTCTTTTAGTGAAGACATCTGAGCATCTGTGAAATTGTTTTCAGCTTTGTTATCTTTGCCTTTACCACCAACCAGACAGACACCAACACTAACGCTGTTGAAACCTGCTGCATGTGCTCCAGACACGTTCAAGTCTCTGCCATCTTCAACAGTTCCGTCACGTCTGATAACTTTATGATAGCCAATGTCTGACCATCCTCTTTCTTCAACGTGCCATTTTCTAATGTCTTCGGCACCTATATCCATGTCCTCATATGTGTCTGCACAATGTATGACAATGTGAGTGGTTGAAGTTCTCATCTTCATTTAACATCTCCATCTTTTTCTTGCTTGTCGTAAACGACTGTTAGGGTTCTTCGCTGCTTTAGGGAACTTCTTCATTTGTCCCGCACTTCTTGCACAGTATGACTTTCTTCTCTTAGCGGCTGTGCTTCCTTTTTTAACTTTGCCTGTAACGGCAGTCTTTAACTTAGACCCAGGATTATCCCTGCGGTATTTAGCCACACCCTTTTTTGTCATACCCGCACCATCTTTGGTCTTACGTTTATGACCACCACCAATAGTGTGACCTTTCATTGTTCCTTTTTTCTTAGCCATGCTTTGATATCAAGTTGTCTAACTTGTCCTCTAATCTATGCAAGGTCTCAAAGATACGAGTTGATTGATCTCTTAAATCATCTTTGGTTGCATAGGTTTCTCGTGTCTGATTTAAAAGTATTTGGACACGATTTAATTCATTAACAGTTTTGTTAAAGATCCAACCAAATGGAACTAGAACCATTGTTAAAATTACATTCCAAAATAACATTGCATCTATTTCCATTATCTACCTTCTTATTTGTTGTCTTATTGTAACATAAAAGTCTATGTCTGTGTCTGGCTTTAGTTAAATTTTTTTAACCTTTTATTTCCATTAAAGTCATCATTGCATTTCGTATTGTCATTCCATTTCCAAATTGATATCTTGATTGTAAATTATATGTAACTGCTGACGTTGAGTTAGGTGAATCTAAAAAAGATATATTGTGGTCGATTGCTTGATATTTAGTAGAGCTGACATTATCTCTTTGATAAAAAAAGTTATTTCCTGCTATGTGAGTAGAACCTCTTAATAATCTACTTGAACTTTGTGGTCCATCATATGATGTTCCAGAAGTTATATAACAATTTATAGAAGCAATAATTAATATATTAGATGAAGTGCTTGATGGTGTAATTGCTTGCGAAACAAATGTTGTAAAAGCAGTTGAGCCACTAGTAGATCCGCTTGTAATGTTATTGTTATTGTGAATTGTTTGTAAGACCATACCATCAGAAAACAAATTTGAAGGCATTTTACCCATTGGTATTGTAGGTAAATTAGCACTTGGAAGAGTTGGCTGACCAGTAAAATTCAATTTCGTTAATGCCATATTATGGTTCCTTAGCTTGGTTTAGTTGGAAAAGTCACATTCCCTAATACACCATCAGTTAAAGTTGGACTTGCACCTGAAGGTAAATCTCTTAACGATTGTCTGTACGATGCCATATCATCTGCCATTGTGACATCAGATAAAGCATAAAAATCAGTGTCAGCTAATAAAGCATCTCTCTGTTTTCTTAACTCAACCATTGGCTCTGCATTTGTCAATTCAGTAACCTTTGCGGAAACTGCACTCCATGTAGTACCAAAGTCTGATGGATTGGAACTGAGAATACCTGAGCCATTCTCATCTGTCCCAGTGACTTTTTTAAATTGAGCATTGAATTCTGCTTCAGACGTTGGGTTGCCTGACAGTGACCATTCATCAATATTCAATGCCATCAAAGCATCTGTTACATTTGCCATTTTATTTTCCTTTCTAAAAAATGTTTATGACTTAAAATTATCCTGCTATCTCTGTTGCTGTAAAAAATAACCCAGTTTCAGGTCTATTCAATTGAACTTGATTACTGTTTCCAGTTCTAAAATAAATAGTGTAAGTGACTTGACTTGTTGTGCTAGGACTATCTAAAATCTCCATTGAACCATTACCATATCTATTTTGTCCATTATCATTATGAACGTAAAATAGAGTACTTGCATTTCCAACACCTAAATTAGTGCTTCCTCTATAAATAGTTGCATAAATATCATCATTTCGTATCATATAAAATCCACCTATATTTGCTCTTAAAAGAACTTTAGATGAAGTAGCTACTGGAGTTATATTTATAGCAATACCAGAGGTTACATAAGATGTACTTGTAGTTGCTACTGATACAGCAGAATTAGTTTGTATTACTTGCAATACACTTCCAGTAACATTTAAACCTAAATCGGATGCTTTTGGGACAGAATCATTTACTTTTTTTATTGTATCTACTTTAAGAATTGATGCCATATTAACCTCCTATCTCTGTGGCTGATATGAAGCTAATACCTCTTTCATGTGAAGTATTGTCTATATCATCTCGTGTCCTATTAACATAAATCTGATAAGAACCAATTGTAAGAACCCCAACCTTGTAAGTAATTTGACTAGTTGTTGCAGGTGAATCAAAATAACTATAACTAGCTTTCTCAGCAGTACTACCATTATTAGCAACATCAATACTAATTGTTGATATTGAAATACCACATGTTCTGTTTCCTGATTGTACATGGGCTAATTTAGTAGAATCTCTATAAAAAAACCAAACAGCATTATAAGCTGCTGCTTGATTACTCCACTCGTGAAATATATGAGTGTCTAATTTAATTATAGATGATGTGCTTTTAGGTGTTATATTTACTGTTAAAACATCTATAACTGTATCTGTATTGGAAGATAAACTATAATTAGTTGTGTCAACATATTGTGTGAAAGGCATTTGCAACACAGCACCAGTAATATAAGGAGTGTCAGTACCTGCGGCATTTGTTATTGTGTCTACAGCTAAAGTGCTCATTGTGCTATCTCCATTGCGGTAAAAGTACTAAGTCTAGTATAATTTAAAAAATATGCGGGGTCAGTACCAGTACTTTTTCCCCACAAAGAATAAGTTCTTGAAGTGGTAGAACCAACAACATCAGTTAAAAAATTTATACTTTGTATGGATTCAAAACTACTTCCACCTGCATTATACATCCCACCAAATCCATTAGATAAAGAGGTTACAAAGGCTGAATCAGCACTACTATAAATATTTAAAGCTACTTGACCTCCATTAACAATCGTAAGAAACACATTTAATGTTAATAATATTTTACTAGTAGATGATGTAGGAGTTATACTTACTGAAAATCCAGTATTAAGAAAATTGTTAGAACTAGTATTGACCAGACTGTTTGACGTGTTTTGAATAACTTGCATCACCATTCCTGGAGCAACTAAAGAACCTTGATCTGTTGCTATAATTTTTTGACCAGATCCTAATAAAACTTGATTTGTATTTGCACCAGAGGTTGGACCTTGTAAATTTTGTACTTGTAAAGTTGATGTCATTTAAACCACCGTAAATGTTCCATTAACAACAATTGTCACGGAGTTGCTAATTGTGATAGGACCCGCCACGAAAGCATTAGATCCAGAAGCTATTGTATGTGAACTCGATATTGTATTTGTATTTACTCTTATAGGAGTAGAACTTAATGCTACACTGTCTGCCAATTTGTTAGCATTTATTGTGCCGTCAGACACAGTCTGAGCAATACCAGTTTCTCCCATTGATATAATGTAATCTATTACATCTGTTCCATTCACAAGTGCAGAAGTAAATGTGATTGTTGCATTGTTGAGATTGTAACTTGTGTTCGGACTTTGAGTAACACCATTGACAGAAACTATTAATGCCTCTGGTTGTGGTGGTATAAAGTTAGTACCATTAAACTGAAGAGTGTAAGAAGCACTACCATTTGGTGTGATAGAATCTAACTTTCTAAATTGTCCTGATAAAGGTTGTGTTCCAAGTATTGCCATCTCTTAATCTCCATCACTAGGTGGGTTACTAAGGTCTGCTTCTTTTGTAACCTCAACCCATGACTTTGTATCTTCATCCCAACAAGCTACTTTACCTTCGGGGTATGCAACAGGTGGTCTCCATTGATATGTCGCCTTATCTAATATCCAACTCTCATATGGACTTTCGCAATAAAAAGCATCTGCCTCACTATCATAATTATAGCCAACTGCTGCATAATTCATTCTTAGTGCTTTTGTTTGATCGTCAGAAAGAATACCACCCTGATTGGGAGCAAGGTGCTTACCACCAACGGTGTTGTAAGATGTTTTAATCCATTCATCTTTATCTTCTAATGTTTGTATGTAATCATACTTTGCAACAATAACGTCTGTTACAATTCCATCTTTTACTTTTGCATAATGACCCATTTTAAAACCTATAATTCATATCTAAAAATTACGACACCACTTCCACCTGCATAACCTGCAATACCTGCTTTTGGTCCCCAACCACCTTCGCCAATATGAGCAGTTCCATTTCTACCTGTGTTACCATGATATGTTCCGTTACCACCTTTTCCACCTGCTGAGTAAGTTACATTTGTTGATCCGTCTACTATATTAGATGTAAGACCTGCACCTCCACCTGCTCCAGAATTTGTCCAAGCTGCATTACCACCTGCTGCTGAAAATCCACCACCACCTGCTGCACCATTATCGTTTTGGTTCAAATTACCAACATAACCACCTATGTTTCCTTGACCTACAATTAATCTACCACCTGCGGATCCGTTTCGTGGGTTTCCACCACCACCATTACCACCTGTTAAACCTCCTGCGTGTGATCCATAGCCACCTCTATTACCACCTTTTAAAGTTCCACCATTAAAATGTGTAGTACCTAAGTCACCTTGAAAAGTAGATGGTAAAACTGTATCTCCACCAGTTCCGTGTTGAGCAGCACCTGCACCAACAGTTATTGTATAAGAACCTGCTGTAATTGAAGATATAGTGTATGATCCAGTAGAGCCACCTCCACCTCCGCCACCTCCACCACCTCCGTAACCATAAGCACCAGATCCCGCTCCACCTGCACAAGCAATACATGTAACATTTGATAGAGTTAGTCCTGATGGTACGGTGAGGGTACCTGATGAAGTAAATTTGTGTACTTTGTAGTTTGTTCCACCTGATGAATATGTTGTAACTGTTCCACCATTTGCAACCCCACCAACTGTAAGGCTTTGAGTAGTGGGTGATGCTGTATTACCAACATCATTATTTTCTATAGAAATAATTACTGTTGTACCTATTGATTGACTTTGAACACCTGATGGTGCTGTTGTAGAGGCAGAACCACTAGATACTGAAACGCCATTAGTTCTAGCAATTTCTGTGGTGCCTACTTTATAAACCACATTAATTGTACTTGTAGTACTCGAAACTGTAAGAGTTAATGTTGTTGCAGTTCCTGTTGTAAGATTACCAGACACAGCACTTAAAACTGGAATCAAATGAGTCTGCAACCAAGCTGAACCATTCCAAAATTCTATGGATGATAAGGTAGTATTAAATCTAAAATTTCCTGCAATTGGATTACTTGGTCTTTCAGCGGTTGTCCCTTGAGGTAGTGTAATTCCTTGATCAGGTAGTGACCCATGTACTATTTTTGATAAAGGCATAACTTACTCCGTTTCTTTTGGATTGTCTGTTTTAACTTGAGCAATTCTTGCTTTCCAAGTGTCCAATCCATTTTCATATATTTCATCTAATTGACTCTCCCAAGAACCATATTCAGATTTTCTTGTTTCAATTATTACTTCATTAGCTTCAGCAAGGTTGGCTACTGTTTCATAAGAAGTTATTTGGTCATCAGTAGGTTTAGTTATATCTAAATTCCATTCAGCTATGTATGCACCTTGACCTATATCTTCTAAGATAACATCAGTTAAAAAATTAACTTCATTAACACCATTTGCTTTTGCATATTCTTTTATTTTTGAATATAATTCTGCCATTTTATTTTCCTATTCTAAAATCCTAAAGGCACCAAAGGTGTTATAATAATTTGCTCTTTGTACAGAAGTAGTTCCAGTTCCTGCATAAATCCAAGGCTCTACATAATCACTAGTGCCATTAAAATCTATTATGCCACCACAAAACCCTGAACCAGTTTGTGAGCCATCATGTACGTTCATAACCCAAGTTGAATTATTTTTACGGATAGCAACATAAAAGTGTGTAGTGCCTGATGTACCTACTCCCTCAAAATAACAGTAATACTTACCTGCTACAGTTGGTGTAAATCTACTATTAGCAAACATATTGTCTGTATCAAGTAGCACAGTTCCCATAGTTACTTTAGTCCAAGTACTTGCACTTAGAGATTGATTACTAACAGCAGGGTCAGGAGTTGCTGCAAAAGCAGGAGTCATTGATGAACTAGGAGTATCAGCAAATGATAAATTACCAGAAGCATCTGTAATTAATATTTTATTTGCTTGAGGTGCAGTTGGCGGAAAAGTCAATGTATAAGATTGACCTGCACCATGATTAGGTGATTTTAATTTAATGCCATGACTATTTTGTGAACAATTTAATTGTAGTGTACCGTCTGTAGTTCCATCACCTTTAATCTGTAATCCTGCAACGGAAGATGTGCTAACAAAATTTGTCTTTGCACTTGTGATAGAATCATTAGCAATTTGTGATGTGCCTACAGATCCATCTGGGGGATTAGACGTTTGAATAGCTTGACCAAGAAATATGACATAAAAATTATCACTGGATTGTATTGCACCTGTCATTGATAATGTTGTACCACTAGCAGTATATGCTTCTGTGGGCTCTTGTCTTACATTATTTAAAAAGACTGCAAGGTCATTGGCATTAGTTACTGCATTACTAAGTGTATAATCTGTACCGCCATTACCTGTAATATCTTGTTTAGCTAGACTAGTAAATGAGGCACTAGGTACGCTTCCTATGTATGGCATATTATCTCCTTACGCACTAATTGCATCTACGGCAGACACCCAGACATCTAATCCTGCTGTTACTGAACAAGTAACTTTAAGAGCATCACCTGATTGCATGACTTGTTTAGCACCACCATCTAAAACCTGGAGTGATGATCCAACTGGAATAGGGGCACTAGACACAATCGTAATATCACTCGTTCCGTCATTTATAACTACAGTTGCTGTGACTTGAGTAGATGCTACATTAGCAACGGATATACCTATAAGAGTGTCATTACTATTTGCCGTTACAACAGTAACTGGACTTGTACCCACTGCGTTTGCTGTATATCTTCTAAAATCTTGAGCCATAATTTTATTCCTTTAATTAAAGAGCAATTCCCATTGCTATTACAAACCCTGCACTGATTGAGGAGGCAGGTGTTGTGTTGACAAAAGCCGAACCATTATATTCAAGTATCTGACCATTCTGTGGACTGCTAACAGTTACATCCGATAAGTCATTAGCTTCTGTTGTATCTACGCTGACAAATGCAGAACCGTTGTAAACTTTCAACTTTGAATCACTTGTGTTGAAGTATAAATCTCCAGAAGTTACATTTGAACTTGGATCAGAACTTAACGCACCATGATAGAGTTGATTAAAAGCATTGACGTTAGTCAAAGCCGATGTCACGGAAGTCATATTATTGCTGACATTTATTACCTCAGCACTATTATTTGCCACGTTATTTACAGCATTTATATTTGTCGCAACCTGACCTATATTAGTAACCTCTGGAGCAACTATACCTATATTACTAACCGCAGGAGCAACCAAATTAACATTGGCTATATCGTTTCCAACATTGTCTATATTTGTTATGGCATTTGCCACGGTGTCTATTTCAGACGTGGTTTCATTTAAATCGTCAGCCGCTGTCTGCACTTTTGCAATATTAGTTGCTACTGTCTGAAGTGCGTTATTACTAACAACACCTGCCACGGCATCTATGTTTGTTTGATTAGTTGCAACCGCATCTATATTAGTTTGATTATTATTTACGTTTGTAATTTCAGTAAGTTTTGCAGCAACTGCGGCTACATTACCTTGAGTTGCATAATATTTTGCAGAGTAGTTTGAGCCTTCAACTGTATTAGCAACATTACCAGATCCACCAATTGCCCATTCTTTTGCGGATCCACCTGTCTGGTTGTCACCAATAGCATAGGCTTTAGCAGAATATTCATTACTGTCTGTGCCTGTCTGAACATCAATTACTGAAGTATTAGCCGCATTAGATGCCCATCTCTGTGCAGTTGTGTTGTGATTACTTGCTGTCGTTGCGGAACCAGATGCAGCAGTTGTGGCATTATTTAATTGTGTTGTGTCTGAGATTGATGCAAAAACAAACATAGAAACAATGTCACCTGCTGCGGCAGCATTAGGTGCAGACAGTTCCACTTCATTATTTGGTAAATCTAAAGTATAGTCTGTTTCATCTAAAAAGTTATCATTCTTAAATACTTGTATACTACTGTCTTGTATAGACAGGGCAGTACCATTAGCATCGTTGCCTGAGAACACAGTCTGCCCTGATATCGCCACGAATTTTAGTCGTGTTATCCCTGATGTAGGTTTAGCAAATGCATTGAAGACAAAGACCACATCGTCTACGTCTGCGAGTGATGATGTACGACTGTGCCATGTAATGTTTATATGAGTACTACTGAATGCTACGGTGAAGGTGTCTGTGTCATCTGTTAAAATTAAATTACCACCATTGACCAGACATAAATGTACACCAGTTGTTGTACTGAATGTTGTTTGATTGTCACCTGTCTTATAAGGAATTGACAGACTGTTCTCACCACTTAAATGGTTGAGACTTGTTGTAAGAGGATCAAAGAAACCGTCACCAGTTTTATATTTTGTTATAAGTATTGTCATATTATCCCTACTATACTATTTGTTGGTGTCTGTGTCTACGTCTGATTTATTTTCCAAACGCCTTAAAGTTGTTGCCGCCAAACGCTTTAGTATTAAAATTAAAGTTAAAACTTTTGTTCTTTTTCTTTCTTCCCACGGAAGGAGCCACACTATCTAATAAGTCTTTTCTGTATTGACCAGATGTATTTAGAAGAGGCACTAATCTAGTTAACTGATCAATTGCTCTTCTGAATCCTTTGGCTCGTTCTCTATCATCGGTAGTAGATGCTTGAGTTAGACCTGATGCTATAGTTAATATTTTTCTTATGATATTGTATGTTGGAAGCAGACTATCGATAGGGTCAGGGTCTTGTCTTCCGTATTTTGATCCAACTACAAAATCTGCTATTGGTTGAAAAATACCGAAGAGTCCGCCTCTTTCAAACATGTTATAAATAAATCTTTCAACGTCTTCGTCTTCGCCAAAGGTTTGATTTAGATATGGATTACCTTCTTCTCCATAAGTTACCCACTCTCTAAATAAAGAAACTGCTGATATACCTGCGGCTGCTCCAATTAAAAGTAGTAACGGAGTTGGGTTCTTATTTACAAACAGTTCTTTTAAGTTTCTCTGTATGATTGTATTTGTAAATGTGTTTGTCCAAGTTTTAATATGAGACAATAAAGCAAACCTTGGATCTGACATCCAAGAAGGTTTTGCTCCTGGGTTAGGGGCAATGATTATAGAACCAACTATATCATTGAAAGCCGCTCTAATCTTTGGATTAGATGTTTCAAATGGATTTGATGGATCAAAGAAATCTAAATCTTCTGGTACAAGACCTACTTCCTGTAGGTATCTTTTATATGTCTCACTACCTTTCTTAGCTTTTCTTGCCCAATGTGGTAACGTGATCATAGCAGCTTTTAATGCTGATACTCTTGTGGCATCAGTTACTGGTTGTAATAAATTTAATTTAAATGTTACAGAATTAAATTTTTCCCAAGGAATGCTAGCATTGACTTCTGCTGCATTTTGATAAGCATATTGAAAACCTTGATATATAGTACCTATGTCTTTTGCAAATATTTGTAAATCTGTATCATCTGCATCATAGGCTTTCTGAAACGCACGATATTTGTCTCCAATGGTGCCTTTTGTAAAAGCTGCTTTCCCCGTAGTTTTTGCCATTCTATATGGCATCTTTAGGGTATTCTTCATAAGCTCATGTAGATTGACTAGACCACCCATCACACCTAATCTTTGAAATGCAAATAAAGGTTCCGCAACGGCAAGTATGGCAGATGCATTTAAAAGAATTAAGTTTCCAAAAGCTCTTGTACCACTTTGAACGCTATAAAAAAAATCACTGTCTGTTGCTCCAAAGAATGATTTGGTTGGAAGCGTACCTAAATTGGCTTTGATTGCATAAATAATCTTTGCTCTATCAGTTTTATTTAATTTTTTCTCTTTTCTAGCCATAAGTTCTTGATCAATTAAACCGCCTTCATCAACAGCCTCTGAAATCTTTTCGCCTCTGACACCAAACCTATTGACAAAAGCCATACGTCTTACAGTAGTGGTAATATATTTTTGAATAACACCATAAGTATCATTATCAAGAAAATCTTCTAATTTCATTTTCTTAGTTATGCCCCCACCTATAGGAACATCAAACACTTGATATGGATTCATATTAATAATTCTTTTCAGTTCCTGTGGGGTATAGCTGTAAACCTTTTCCTCTTGAAGAACACTTAGGTCAAACCCCCATATAGGTGCATTGCCCTCATTATTTATTTTTGTAACTATACCATCCGCCTTTTCTCTAGCAGCTTCTGGTGTAGCACCATCATCTATAAAAACTTTTGTAAAGAAATCAGTAAGAGCATTAGTTTTATCCATACCTTTTAATGGACCAGTTTTAAATTTACCATCACCTAAAGTATAAACTTGTGGAAAATACATAAGAATCTTTGGTGGAGGAGGGGCACCATATTTTCCGTAAGTCTGTTCTATTAACCCATATAAATCATTCATTAACTTTCTAAGGTCTCTTGCCTTATCAATAGTCAAGCCAACTTGTCTCATCTCAGGTGTAATTTGTATGTTGCCTGTAGTTGGATTTACAAATTTACCTCTTAACAAATCAGGTACCAATTTAATTTGAGCAGTTGTCATATCATTTAAAATAGATTGAAATTGTCTAGTGTACTGACCGAGACCTTGATTGATCTCTTCATGTACATCCATTTCAATAATACCAGTTTCAGTTCTACTTGTTCTGGCATACTGATCTCTATCTAAGATGTTAGCTAGTTTATAAGCGGTTGGTGTACCTCTTCCTAAACCAACAATTCTCCTAGCACTTCTAGTATAGTAACCTGTATTTGCAGATATTTTTTCTAATCTGATTTGATTTTTTTCAGTATCAAGAAAAGAAGATTTAGGATTTTGTGATCTTGCGAAGACGGGTGTTACATCTTCCTCTGTGTTTACAGTATCAGGAACAAGGGTATCTTGTGTATATGCCTTTTCCATTTTGGGAGCATATTTTTTAATAAAAGATTTTTGATTAGCTTTGTATTTATTAAATAAAAAACTGCCTCTATCTAAGACTTCATTGAGATTATTAATTCCATCCCTTGATCCAATCCTAATTCTTTCTGCTCTTTTTTGGACAGCACTCGGTATGTCTGGGATTTGTTCAATGTTTCCGATGAGGTAGGCTCTGGCTTGACCTTTCCCGATCCTAGGGTGGAGGTCTGAGATTTTTTGGACTGCTTCATTTATTATTCCTTTTTTAAAATCACCTATAGTTTTATTGTAACCTTGACTGTCGGGTGTTGCAACTTTTTCAAGAGATCTTAATTTATAATCTTTTGGTATTATAGATATAGATCCATACTTAGATAAATCAGTTTTACTAATAGCATTCGATACAGATGTCTCATCCATTAAAGCAGGACCACCATCTAAATGAATGTCAAAAACAATTCCATTTGCTCTAGGTGTTACGGATACTGTCCTGCCGATAGTGTTACTTAACTGTCCCATAACATTGTCTGGAATACTTTTAATTTCAGTAGTCTCAAGAAACACACTGAAAGTTCTTTCAAAACCTTCGGGAGCAGGTTCATTTAAATTAGCATTAGAGAAAATACCTGCGGTTGTTTTTTCTTGTCTAAGTGACATACCTAATAAAGTCATAAAAGTATCGATATCTTTTGCATCAAAGTTACCGTAACCTCTTGAATCTTTATATCGCATTGGAACACGAATATTAGGCTTAGTAAAACCATTAGAAGTAGCCATACCATCCGTAGTTACTCTGACCATAGTGGTTTTTCTATTTCGCATAACACTTGCAATCATGTCCACAAAGGATGGTTGTTTCTTTCCCTCGTCTCTACTTCGTGCAGTAATTTTGGAAATGTAGGAAGCATCAATTTTATCTGCCTCTTTATTAAGACCAACAAAACCTTCTTTATCTTTTGCAAAAGATTTAATTTCTTCAAACTGATTACTTACAACATTAGATTGATTGTCAACTCCAACCGTTCCTACAAAGGCTTCTTGATAACCAAGTAAGTTATCTCTCAATGCATATGGAACCTTTGGATCTCTAAGAACTTGCTTAGTTAATTTATCGTTAGGTATTGAAACACCCGCTTCTTTTAACTTTGGTAGAACTCTATTTTGTAAAACAAGTGCGTAATCATCATAGTTTTGTACTTCGTTCTTTTCTACTTTTGATAAGCCTCTTTCATGTACCCAAGCAGGTGCTTGTATCTGCCATGTCTCATAAGGCTGAACACCCGCAGGTAAATTTGCATTCTGTTCATTTCTTATTTTAATGTAGAACTCACTAAGGATATGATACATGACATAATTATTTGCTATGTCATCACCTGTAATACCGAATGAGGATGCCACTTGTCTGTCATTAGTAGATAAAGGTACTTCATTTCTTATTCCGCCTAGATATAAAAAGGTACCACTAAAAGATCTAGTTTTTGGTGCTCCTAAAAATTCATCGGATAGGGCAGTTGTCACAGCAGTTGGACTTACTAAATCTGTTGTGATTGGTTTACCTTGATAATGCTCAGACAATAAAGCAATTGTTCTATACATATTGTCTATTGGATCTGCCATTGGACTAGTGGCTGCAACTACATCCCAAAATGTTTCTATCTCTGTAGAGGTCATATCTGGAAAATAATTACCAACAACTTCAGAACTTACTTCATACCAATATCGTGCTCTGTCTGGTAATTTTAAAGCATCGTTCCAAAATTCTTGTTCTCTTGGAACCATCTTATTAGTAAGACCTAATTTCTCTAATTCTGCTTTAGCACCTGGAACTTTATCTAAAGTCTCTGCCCATATATCTGCTACAGATTTCTTACCAACATAGCCTATGCCTCTTTGAGTTAAGTCTAAGTCTGTAAATCTCTCACCATTTATAGTTTTGGCTACAGTGTTAGGTGCTTTTTGTACCGTTGCTCTTTGATACTCTGGTATTGCTTTTTGTATATCTTCTATGTTCTTAGATGGTGTGTCTGTACCATCTGTTCCATCTGTCTTACG